GGTATAGCGTCATTTTGTCCCTATAACATTGGCCCCGGTAAGTGTTTCCCGTCGACGTTTTATAAGCGGCTGAATGCCGGTGATCGTAAAGGTGCCTGCGAGGCGATTCGCTGGTGGATTAAGGACAGGGGGCGCGATTGCCGCATTCGTTCAAATAACTGTTATGGTCAGGTTATTCGTCGTGACCAGGAAAGCGCATTAGCCTGTTGGGGGATAGAGCAGTGAGCAGAGTTGCCGCGATTATTTATGCTCTGGTTATCTGCATCATCGTCTGCCTGTCGTGGGCGGTCAATCATTACCGTGATAACGCCATCGCCTATAAAGAACAGCGTGATAAAAAAGTCAGTGAGCTGAAGCAGGCGACCGCCACCATTACTGACATGCAGCAGCGCCAGCGTGCTGCTGATGCACTTGATGCTAAATACACGAAGGAGTTAGCTGATGCGAAAGCTGAAAATGATGCTCTTCGGCGCAAGTTTGATAATGGTGGTCGGGTGTTCGTCAAAGGGAAATGCCCTGTGCCATCCTCAGCCGAAACCTCCAGCGCCTCCGGCATGGGCAATGATGCCACCGTCGAACTCTCTCCAGTTGCTGGACGAAACGTTCTCGGTATCCGGGACGGAATCATCAGCGACCAAACAGCACTGAGAACGCTTCAGGAATACATCAGGACGCAATGCCTTCGATGATAGCGATAATTTTACTTATCATTCTTCACATCTGGCTCTGTAGACAGGGTGGTGAACACTTCTGGAGTGAATCCAGATTAAACATCTCATTGCTGATGCTTGATATTGAGCATATTGCGCGCGGTAAGGGGCTGCGTTGAGATAAGAGCCAGTCATTACAAATACTAGGATTTAGCCTCGCATTCGCGGGGCTTTTTATTGCCATTACAAAAGCCACTCCCTGCAGAGTGGCTTTGATAAAGGCTTATACCCTACACGGGATAACTTAACTGATATCCCTTTTAACGGATAAAGGTATTCAAGCCTGACACATCATGCGCTGTATCGTCGCCGTATTCCCGTATTAACAGAGACCGTAGCCCGACGGAGAACTCCTTCTGCGCGAGTGTGCGGGAATAATCAAAAACGATGCACACCGGGGTTACCGGGTACACATATTTCATCATGCCAGCGAGTCCGGTTCTGGCGCGGAAGAAACCGGATGTTATTATTTAGTGCGGAAATATTTGTGTAGTGTTCTGAATGTTCTCAGTAAATAGTAATGAATTATCAAAGGTATAGTAATACCTTTTGTTTTCGTGGATATTTGTAATCCATCTGAAAACCCCTGCTGTAGCAAGATTTTTCCTGTATTCGTAAAATGATAACTCTCCTGATTTGAATCCTTTTAAGGTGGCTTCTATAAGGCATTTATTTTTTGAAAATCTTACATTTACAACCTTACCCTGTCCTTTTATTAAAACCGTATTATCGTTTTCAAGAACAAGATGAATATTCTCTGTGGCTAAATAGTAAATGTAATGTGAGACATTGTGACGTTTTAGTTCAGAATAAAACCAGTGATAGTTTAAATTATTTCGCACTTTATCAAATATTTGTTTAAAAATGACTACCTGATCCATAGATAAACCTTCCATATGATATGAGAGCGCGTAGTTTGCAAGATCGTTTTTATCGTTTCAATCTGGTCTGACCTGTTTTCTGAGCAATTCAGTAATGTCACTCTTTTCTTTGTTTGCTTCAGGCGAAACTCTTTTTTCTGAGCACAGTCTCCGGCGGCAGGCTTCAATGACCCAGGCTGAGAAATTCCCGGACCCTTTTTGCTCAAGAGCGATGTTAATTTGTTCAATCATTTGGTTAGGAAAGCGGATGTTGCGGGTTGTTGTTCTG